TTAAACGCAGATGTATAAAAATACTTAATATTATTATTTTCAAGCCAGCTTGTTAAATATTCTAGTTGCTGTAGTGGATAATATACATGATTATCGTGTGTGTCACGCCTAGCATAAAACTCTACATTTGTTCGTGTTAGATGTTCCGATGCCCACATTTGTCTTCTTCTGTATAACATCTCATTTGAATAACCTTTAGTTTTGCCATCGCCGTCTGATGGCAATGAAGTTAAAAATCTATCTTCGTGAGTTTTTATTTTTCTGTCTACAGGATATATACTAGGATATTCTCTACGTAAAATACTTGTCCACATTACAACTACAACAATATCTTCTGGCTTGTGTATCCTTAGATTGTGCCTAGTTTGGTATATTATACGTCTAACTATACTTCCATAATCTGCGCCTGGTACAGCAGTATTATCAACTGTTGCATTAGTAAACATTTTTTGTTGAAGCAAGTTTGGCCATGCTGTATAACTTATCTCGTAGCATATTCCTTTATGATTACGATCCCAAGACTCGTCAGCCAGCTCTGATCCTGCTGTAAAACTACAGCCGCCTGCTATTACTTTTTTGATATTATTAAATCTATTATCCAATTAAAAAACCGTAGCCAACACCACCTGCAACAGACATAGCTAGGTCGTTGTCAAGTTTTTCCATTTCCTGTTGAGCTTCGGCTTTAAGCGAATCACCGTTGAGTGTAGTACCGCCGCCTGGTCCGGCAATAGTAGCAAACTTACTACGTGCTTCACCTAACATATATTTACAGTTAGCAAGAGTATATTCCTTAATCCATTGAAATGCTTTGTAGTCTTTGTACAACTCAAAGTCAGGTCTATGATTATAGCAATATAACAATACTTCTTCCTCGGCTCTTGGTCTTGTTAATATAGTTAGCTTTTTTGTACTAGTGTTCCAAACAAATTCGATAAAACTACCAAACATTCTTCCTACTAGTTCTTGTTGTTGAGCAAAGAAATCATACGTAGCGAGGCCGCCGATACCGCTTCCTGCTAATAGATATGTATTTGTATATGCAAGGTTAAATGGTTCAAATGTTGTGCCGCCACTGTTGCCGCCTAATCTACTTCCTACACTACGTCTATGAACTTTACGCACTTCGATTATTTCATTAGGTAATGTATATGCATTTACATCTTCGGTTAGTGCAAGAGTAATATAACTTTCTTCAACGCTGTTTTCACTACGTTGTCTATATCGTGCAGTTGCTTTTCCTAGTGCAGTTTCGTAGTGTATAGGATCTAGTTCTACATCTACCATTCCTCCGCCTAGAAAGGCATTTACGTAATCAAATACTTCTTGTTTCTGTGTTGTAAGTTCGGCCATAGTTTGTCTCCACTAGTATTTATGCTAAATATACATATGCCAAGACTTAGTTTATACAGACCCGAGAAAACAAAAGATTATTCCTTCCTAGATGGTATTGTCTATGAACAGTTTACCGTTGGAGGGACTGATTTTAATATTCACAAATATCTTGGGCCAAAAAACACATTAGAAGATGATGCGACAGTTGAACAACCTGTGTATGATGTTGTAAAAGAAACAAATATCCAAGATTTATTATTTCTCGAAAACAGAGATAGAAAGTATGATGCCGATATATATACAATCAGAGGTCATTACAACTTACAAGATCAAGACTTTGATTTAAGTCAGTTTGGATTGTTTTTACAAAACGACACATTGTTTATGACCATACATATTAATAGTAGTGTAAAAACATTAGGTAGAAAAATAATGCCAGGAGATGTAATAGAACTGCCGCATATGAAAGATGAATATGCTGCAAATGATTACAATGTTGCACTAAAAAGATTTTATGTAATAGACGAAGTTACTAGAGCAGCAGAAGGATTTAGTCAAACTTGGTATCCGCACTTGTATAGATTACGTGCAAAACAAATACTAGATTCGCAAGAATACAAAGATATTTTAGATTTACCTGCAGAAGAAGGTAGTGCAAATACGCTTAGAGATGTACTCAGTACATATGAAAAAGAAATGCAAATAAACGAAGCTGTTATAGCGCAAGCAGAAGTTGATGTTCCTCTTAGTGGGTATTCTACTATACAGTTCTATACACTACAGTTAAGTGACTCGGGCGAAATTGAAATTGTTAGTACTGACTATGACAGTTTATTAGCCGATGATCAGATAACAGCAGACACTGTTTTTGTTACACCTGATGGCAATGGTTACCAAGGTTATTTGGTCGGCGATGGTATTCCACCAAACGGAGCACCATACGGTCAAGGCATTGGGTTTCCAGCTGCACCAGATTTGGGAGATTATTTTTTAAGAATTGATTTATCTCCTAATAGATTGTTTAGATACGATGGTAATAGTTGGCGCAAGATCGAAGATGCGGTTAGAACTACCCTTACACAAACTAGCGGACGTGATACTCTAAAAGGAACATTTATAAACAATCTAACTGTAAATACTATCAGCGGTGAAGATGTAGTCGAAAGACAAGCTCTTAGTAAAGCTCTTAGAGCAAAGGCAGGTGACTAATGCAATACTTTTATGATGGACAAATACGTAGATATATTACTCAAATAGTAAGAGCATTTAGTAACTTTAGCTATCGCGATGGAGATGGCGATATTAAAGTAGTTCCTGTATTATATGGAGATATTACGAGACAAGTTGGCAGTATTATTAGAGAAAATAGTGATAACAAATTACCAAGTGCTCCTCGAATGGGCGTATATGTTACTAGTTTGCAAATGGATAGATCACGTCTAAGTGATAGTAGTTATGTTAGTAAAATCAATCTTAGAGAAAAAGCATTTGATGAAAACACTAGTAGTTACGTAGCACAACAAGCCAAAGGATATACAGTTGAGAGATTACACCCAACTCCGTATACTTTAAGTGTTAATGTTGATGTATGGTCAACTAGTACTGATCAAAAACTACAAATACTTGAACAAATCTTTATGTTGTTTAATCCAGACTTAGAATTTCAAACATCTGACAACTATGTAGATTGGACTAGTTTAAGTGCATTATATTTAGAAGATATTAACTTTAGTAGTAGAACTATTCCTGTAGGAACACAAGATGATATAGATGTTGCTACATTAGGATTTACAGCACCAATATACATTTCGCCTCCGAGCAAAGTTAAAAAGTTGGGCATTATAACAGATATTATTACTGGTGTTTATAGTCAAGACGCAGGAACAATAAGCCTTGAAGGGTTTAATCCACCAACTACATCAGATCAAGGTGCTGCAAGCGGAGTTACTGTGTTACCAGACGGTACTGTTGTTAATTTAGGAAATGTTGGTATTACTAGTACTTCCAGTGTAAGTAACACAGGTTTAGATTTAAGCAATCCGATAGTTACAAGTTACAGAGATTTTGACGTTATAATCAACGACGATGAAGCCAAACTAGCTAAAAATAAAAAACTTCGAGTAGGCGATATTAGTTGGCTTAATATCATTGAGGCAGAACTGCCAGCAAAATATCAACCCAACATAAGTCAAATAAGATTACGTCGAGCAGAGTTAAGTGGCGAAATTATTGGTACATTTAATATTCCAAGCAATGATAATCATACAATGATCATTGATTGGGACGAGGATACATTGCCAGCTAACACTATTATAACAGGGCCAACTAAGACTGATGGAACTATTGATTACATCATCGATCCTATAAGTTTTAATCCTCAAACAGTAAAAACACCTGGTGTTAGATTATTATTGTTAGGGCCAATAGGTTATAAAGTCGAACGTAGTTTTAAAGCTACTACTAGTAGTAATAGAATAGATACCGATATAGATTTTATTATTACTACTAGCGAGTTAGCCGGTAGAGCCGGAGACGAACGTGTTACCAGCTTTGAAGTGTTTGTAAACGGAACACCGGTAGCAGCAACAAAATCAAATATTGACGATAAGTTTGTTATAAATCTAACTACAGCATACAGTGTAGACGACACTGTATCTTATGTACTTAATCTAAACGAAAAAGGACCAGAGGCTTGGAAAAATGCAGACAATACAGATTTTTCAGCTGATGCAAATGATATAGTCGAATGGGATGGATCTAAATGGGTTAATATTTGGAACTCTAGCAATGACAATGAAACTACATACGTTACTAACGTAACTACTGGACAACAGTTTTATTGGAACGGATATTATTGGCAAAGTGCAGTCGACGGATATTATCCACGAGGAACCTGGACTATTATATTATAAAATAAGTACTTGTATGAACAAAATAATTTGTAGTGGTGCTTTATTTTATAGTCTCAAAACTAAAAGATTTTTATTTTTACATCGTACTAAAGGAAAAACAAAAAACCTTTGGGGATTAGTTGGCGGAACAAACGAAGGTATTGAAACACCGTGGGAAGGTTTGCAACGAGAAATAACTGAAGAAATAGGCAATCTTTCTGGTATTAAAAAAACAATACCTTTAGAAACATTTATAAGCAGTGATAATCATTTTAGTTTTCATACATATCTTTGTGTAGTTGATAATGAATTTATTCCAGAGTTAAATAATGAGCACGATGGGTATGCTTGGGTAACATTTGGAAAGTGGCCAAAACCTTTACATCACGGATTGAGTAATACACTGCGAAGTAAAACCAATCAAAAGAAACTTGATACAGTTATACGGTTGGTAGATATAATATCTCAAACTGATTCTTAAGCCATTCAAAATCATTGATTTTTACTAGTTCGTTTGGATTGTCTGCATTCATTTCGCCAAATGCTTTACCTGCTATTGCTCCAGCAATGGCTGCTTTTCCAAAGGGTTTGTCGTCACCTCTTGAGCACCATGCATCTAATCTAAAATCAGTTTCGTCATCTTTCTGACGAGCAATAGTGCGACTAGCAAGTTTACAACATTCTCTAAATCCACTACGCCATGCACTAAATGCATCAGTATTAAATGCAGTGGTATTACTCATTTTGTCTACACCTTTAAACTTGTCACTAATACTAGTGGTCATATCGGTTGTTGTTTCATCAAGATTTCTTGTTAATCGAGTAGGCAAAAGTTTAACACCGCCATATCCATACACCAGTCCATTTACTGGGTTATGACTTCTCCATACATGCACAGTATCTTTGCCGTCAATGTCGTATGCAGGCACATAATAATCAAATTCAAAATCATCTATAATTTCAGCATCGCCGTCAACAACCCAAAACATTTCTGTTTCAACTAACTCAGCAGCACGTTTATGAGCTGCATGTATTCCTTTGATATCCATTACTCGTTTTGCTCTTGGATACTTTTCTTTTAGTTCATAATAGTTATCATCAGCATTTGGTTCGCCATTACTAATAAACACAATATCATAAGGCTTTGGCATACTACCAACTTCATCATATTCTTTTTTAGTAACAAAAAATCTATAATCTATCTCTCGTTGACTGATGTTTAGTTGTTTACTAACCAATGCAATGCCGTCATAAAAGTCGCCATTCTTCCAAACATGATTTATTTTTCTTTCGTATTGATTGTGATGACTAATATAAAAATTCCAGTTGAAATCTTCATTAGGTAAAAATGAATTGTTTACAATCCAAAACATATCTGTATTACAGTTTTCTTTTGCTTCTAAATAATCTTGATAATCATTTACAGTATATGTTGGGTATTGTTTTGGAGTACTTGCTACAATCTCGTATTCTTTCTTTTTTATAAGAAAACGATGTTCTATTTCTTTTTCACTTACCAATACGTTTTTACTATATAATACAATACCATCATAGCTATCGCCATTTAAAAACACATGGTTGATATTTCTATCAAATGTATTCTGATGACTAAAGTATAAACTAAAATCAAAGTCTTTGTCTACATCAACATCAGTAGGCACACCCCAAAACATTTCAGTGTCGGAGTTATATAATGCATTTGCATAATCATCATAGTTGTTTATTGTAAACTTTTTATATTTTTTTGGATTACTTGCTACAACATTATGTTCTTTTTTATTAACATAGAATCTATGGTCAAACTCTTTTTCAGATATAAGATCTATAGTATTTAATAATGCAATACCATCGTAATCAACCCCATTTAAAAATACGTGATTGGTTGAACGATCAAACGAATCTTGATTGTGGAAATAACCATCCCATTCAAAATCGCTCAAAGGATCTACGTCATTTGGAATAAGCCACATCATATCACTTCCGCAACTATGAAATGCACTTTTGTATTGTTCGTAGTTTTCAACTATAAACTTTTCATAATCTTTTGGACCACTTGCTACAACATTGTGATCGATCTTTTGTTTTAGTTCTTTGTGTTCTATTTCTTCTTTGCTTACTAATGCTTGTTTACTAAACAAAAATACACCATCGTATTTGTTTCCATTTAGCCAAGCGTGATTTGATTTTTTTTCACTGCTATGATGACTAATATAATAATCAAACTTGAACTTTTCGTCGATAACAATATTATCTGAATATCCCCAGAACATATCAGTTGTTGAAAGTTCAGCTGCATATTCGTAATCTTGATAGTTGTTGATAACATATCTATCATAATGTCTTGGATTACTTGCTAATATTCTTACTTCTTTTTTGTTAACAAAAAATCTATGTTTGATTTCTTTATCAGTTAGCTCACATGACTTAGGGCAAAGTACAATACCATCTAGTGTGTCTATATCGCCATTGCCAAACACATGAGGAATATTAAAACTCCATTCGTCTGGCTTGTAGCTGAATTTAAATGTATCTCTTACTTCAGTATCATCATACACTATCCAAAACATATCAGTAAAACTATTTTGTTTAGCAGTGTTTAAAGAATCTACTACCTGTACATCAAACCCTCTAGTCTCAAGATTTTTTAATACCTTTGTATCTTTTCCAATATAAAAAATATCAAACTTGTCTTTGCCTTTGTAAGGATCATAATGTCCACAAATATAAGCGTGTTGATTTACATTATATTCGCCTTTTTTAGTTGGAACTAATCGAACTCTGTTCCAATCTTTAACTTTACGACTTTTTTCAAATACATAAGGAAAAGCATGTATGCAAACTTCTTCATCTGCTTTTGGTTTAAAAAACCAAGGAAAGGTACTATATGTTTCGATATTACTATCAACAACCCATACGTAATCAGAATCATAATCTGATTTCCAAACTTGTTCTAAGTTTTCGTAGTCGTCTGTTTTTACAACTGGGTATTTTTGAAAAATATGATTCTTTAAAAAATCTTGTCCGTTATGCACTGGCGTTCCAAATTTTTCAAATCTATCAATAGCTCTCATAGTATATTTGCCTTTGTTCCAAAATGTGCAAGTTCGATACTTGCGTCTATCCATACTTCATAACCGTGATGCATTGCTTGGTTACAAAAGTATATATCTTCTCCGCTGAAAGTGTCTAGTCGTTTATTGTATTCGTGATCAAACCACGGCTTAGGCAAGTTGTTGTACACATCTGTATTAACCAACATACATCCCATGCCAACTGCCCATACCTTGTGCAATCCAAAACTAGCATCTAGTCTGTTGTCTGCATTTTCACAATCAGTAAATGCTACAGTACGATACGGAGCATATCGTGTACTGTATTGTGCTGCAACAATATCTTTTTGATGTTCATGTAGTTTATCAAATACGTTTGCTGGAAAATGCATATCACTGTCAAGCCACAAAGTATGTGTTGCATTATTTTCTAATGCTTCCTTTACTAGTGCAGTTCGACTTTCAATAATCACGCTGCCGCAAACAATATGTAGATTAAAGTCAACATTTTGTTTTGTTAATCTATTTGTTAGATTACAGAGACTGCGTGTAAATCCTGTATGGACTTGATCACGTGCAGGAACACAAATACTTAGTTTCATATTACAACATTGTTGATGGCATAGTTTCTTCGTTTAAATCTTTTTCAGCTTGTACAGTATAGTCGTTCCAAGTTCTTGCAGCACTTGTTGCAATCTTAACAGCTTCTTTAAAATCTTCTGCTGGCAAACAAGCCATAGCTATCATGCTTTCGGGTTGTACTTTACCTAGTGTAAGTAAGTCGGCGCCCGCAGCTCTTCCAAATTTTTGAATCCAGTGGAGTCTATCATCGTCGTTTGGAATAATCATATCGTCAATAGCTGCAAAAACGTCTTCGTGAAGATCGCCATNNAGGTTAAGTGATGTTGCTACTTCTTTTTTACGTTCTTTAGTATACTCTTGTGCAAGGTCTACATTTAATACTTCGTATAATGTTTTCATTTTGTTTCCTTTTATGGTAATATTGGGAAATAGTAGCCACCAAAACTAGAGCTCATACTAATAGTATTGCCTACACTAATACCAATGTAAGTGCCTAATGTACCAATAGCAATAGTACTGTTACCCGCACTAAAGTAGTTGCGGATTTGAGACATTGTTATAGTCGAGCCTGTTGCTGGTAATGCCATATTACTTCCTATTTCTCTCTATTAATATAACACATTATTTAAGCAGTGTCAAGTAAAGATAGCCACATTTGTGGCTATCCTTTGTATTATTTATCTAGTAGTTTTTGTACCATTGTACGTAGTTCTGCAATCTCTGCTGCTTGTGCTTCTAGTTTAGCATCCTGTTCTTTGATTGCTTCAATAAACAACGGAGCTAGTTTTTCATACTTAACTGTTAAGTATTCTTCGCCACTAACACTATAAGATTCGCTTGTAGCACCACCAGTTTCGTCTTTGACCCAGTCTCTATCAAACGGTGCTGGTGCAACAGCTTGTGGTAGTACTTTCTGTACCTGCTGTGCAATAACCCCTGCTTCATTTTTTCTGCGCTCTGGGAAGAAGCCTACTTCTTCAACTTTGTCCATCCAATCATATGTTACACCGTCTAGTGATTTAACTTTATCTAGTGCGTTTTCAATTGGTTTGATGTTTTCTTTTAGTCTTTCATCTGAACCGTAAGCAGTGATCTCAGTACGTGCATTGATACTACCACCTGTGGTTATATTGTTATTAGTGAGGTTGATTTCTAATGGCCAACGACTGTCAACTTGTGCCCAACTTGTACTGTCATTTCCGCTACCACGTAGTACGTACCAAATGTTACTGTTACAGTGAATCATACTACTTCTATGATCAGTATCACGCAAATACACTGTTGGCGAACCGTTTCTAATGAACATATTGGAAGTTTGTGCTGTTGCACTATTACGTAAGAAATCTGTACTATCCAAGTTATCTAGTGTGTTAGCATTATCAGCTGTAACACCTGTTAGACCACTACCGTTACCTGTAAATGCGTTAGCAGTAATGTTTCCTGTAATGTTAATACTACCAGCACCACTTAGTGTTCCACTAAATGCATCATTTGCATCACTACGTAAGAAACTTCCACTGCTTAGACTATCAAGTGTATCAGCATCTAGTCCACTACCAGAACCGTCGTTGCCACTGTGCCATACAGTATAGTTGGTAGAACCGTCTTGGAATATTAATCCGCTGGTTCCGTTATCAATCTCAAGTGCAGTATTAGCACCTTCGTTTTTAATGTACAGACTATCATCGCCGTCTCTATACTGCATATAAGCACGTCTTGTAGTTGATTGATACCAACTAATATACGGATTACCAGTAGCACTTGTATCTTGCAAACGAATCATTTCGTCACCAGCGTGTGACATTGTTAGTAAGCCTGTCATTGTATCTGCAACATTACTACGTAAGAAGTTTACACTATCAATACCATCTAGTGTTGCGGCATCTACATTTGTAAGTCCACTACCATTACCAGTAAATGTACTTGTTCCAATATTAATGTTACCAAACGTTGTTGTTATTTCGCCTGCGCCAAGTGCGCCGGTGCCAGTTAGGTTACTATATGTTCCTGTAACTCGTGCATTTGGAACAGTACCACTACCTAAGTTACTAGCACTTAGATTTTGTATTCCGCCGCCTGCGGCTGTATTAAGTGATCCAGCATATATTGCTCCAACAACACCTAAGCCTCCGCCAACTCTAACTGCACCAGTTGTTGTGCTTGTTGCGCCGCTAGTATTAGTAAATGTCTTAACACCAGCCATACTTTGATTGCCGCCGAGTCTGCTACCACTTACAGTACCACTACTCAAGTTACTTGCATTTAGTGTTGTTAATCCACTACCATTACCAGTAAACGTACTTGTACCAATATTAATATTACCAAAACCACTAGTAATACTACCACTGTTAAGTGCGCCTGTTCCTGTGATTTGTGCTTGGTGTTGTGTAATGCTTGAAGCAGCAATACGTGCATCTGCTACAGTACCACTACTCAAGTTACTTGCATTTAGTGTTGTTAAGCCGCTACCATTACCTGAGAATATGCCGCCGATATTAATATTTCCAAATCCATTAGTAATACTACCTGCATTTAGAATACCAACACCAGTAATACTCAACTGGTGCTGTGTTACACCGGATACTGCAATACGTGCATCCGGTATAGTACCACTAGTTAGGAAAGCAGCACTCATATCACCAATAAAGTTATCTGCACGTATATCTTTGTTTACATACAAACCGCCTGTGATTTTAACTGCTGCACTGCCGCCTGCAAATGCTGCGCCAGTTGCATTTGTTCCATCAGTAAATGATACTAAGTTATTTGAAGATAATGTAGTAAATGCACCACTGCTTGGTGTTACGTTACCTATTGGTGTATTGTTGATAGCACTAACAAATAACTCACCATCAATATACATATCAGTATTTGTACGTAAATCCATACGTACAACCATTTCGCCTAAAGCACCTGCTAAATCTGCTGCTGCTTTAGTTTCACCAACTACAATCTCAGTTGCTGCTTGAGCAAATGCTAGTGTTGTAGCATTATCTTTGAGTAAGTTAAATGTACCTGTTTCATCTGTATCAAGTGTTGTACCGTTTACAAACAAGTTGCCTGACAAGTTAACATTAGAGTTTCTAATGTTAAAGTTACCTGTTGTAGCACCTGCTGTAACTGTTGTTGCGGCGCCGCCTACATTAAGTGTAGTTGCAGTTGCGTTGATTAGGTTAAATGTTGCTGCATTTGTGGTAATATCGCCACCGTCGACATTAACATCTAGATCTACATCTAAGTTATTGTGTATGGTTGTTGTGCCAGTTGCTGCACCAATCTCAACGCTAGTTGCTGCGCCACCCATGTTGATTGATGTTGCAGTTGTGTCGAACAATGCCATTGTAGCACTTGCAGCGTTAATACCAGTTGTAAAACTTGGAGATGTAGCAAATGCTGCTGCACCTGTTCCTGTTTCATCACTTATTACTCCGCGTAGCTGAGCACTTGTAGTTGCTGCAAACTGACTTAATGGATTACCTGTGATAGCAAGTGTACCGCTTGTTGGTAGTGTTACACTAGTATTTCCAGTTGTTGTTAATCCTAATGTATGTGAACCAGTGTGTGTAAAGTTGCCACCAATAGTAATAGTGCGGCCACTATTGTTAACTCCAGTGCCGCCGTATGTGCTGCTAATAACACTACCTTGCCAAACACCAGTTCCGATAGTTCCTAATGTTTGTAAACTACTGTTGACAACTGCGCCGCCAAGTGTTGTACTATTAAGTACATCTGCATCATTAATAAAATATGCTTTTCCACTTGCTAAGTTAAAGTCTTCTGATGAATCCCAACTAGTATTTGCATTGTCCCAAGTAAGTGTAGCGTTTGCACCATCAACTGTAATACCAGCGCCATTTGCTGCTGCACCGTTGGCTGCGCCACTTGCTACAACAATGTTAAGATCGTCAACTGTGAGTGTTGTACTATTAATAGTTGTAGTATCACCATTAACTGTTAGGTCTCCAGTAACAATCAAGTCATGTCCGATAGTAGTTGTTCCGCCGCCGTCGCCGCCGGTACCAATATTAACTGTTGTTGCAGCGGCACCAACGTTTAATGTTGTTGGTGTAGCAAATGCATTAAACGTTGCTTGGTTAGTATCTAAATCGCCGCCGTTAACATCAACATCGTGTGCAAAAGTAGTTTTTCCTGTTGCTGCGCCAACGTTTATAGCAGTAGCAGCACCACCCATGTTAATAGTTGTTGCTGTATCATTTAGTAGAGCAACTGTTGTTTCGCTTGTGCTTAGTGTTGCGTCAACTTCGACTTCACCAGTAAATGTTGCTTTACCGCTAGTGTCAATAGTTAAACGTGTCTCAACAGTATGCTCAATATCGCTTGATGTTGAAACTTCGCCAGTTTTAATGATTACATCACCACCTGTTGCATTACCTGTGCCTGAACCACCTTCAATAGTAATACTGCCGCCGGCAACATTGTTTCCAATACCACTAGTACCTTTGATTCGAGAACTAGTTGGAGTTTCACTTGCTTCTGCATCTCCAAGTACAACTGTAGTATTTCTAATAACCATGTTATTACCAATGTTTATTGTACCTTGTACAACATCCAATGGATCAGATGTAACATTAGAATCTGTTCTAATAGTAAACGAAGTTGCGTTTTCAGTTGCGCCAACTACAGGCCATGTGCCGTCTAAGTTTGTTACTGCACTACTTGCAATAGTAATACTATCACCATTAAGTACACCAAGTGTTTTTGGAGTGTATGTAAATGTTAGTGTTGTTGAGTTTGTAATAGTTCCAGTTGTTGGAGTACTTATGTAAATAAACTCATCAGTAACGCCGCTTACTGTTGTATTAGCTGGAATACTGCCACTGCCAGTAACAAGCATACCTGCTAAGATTGTTGACGTATCTGACATCGGTATTTCAGTTTCACCATTAGCAGTAACACCATTTGTATTAACTGTAACACTTCCTAAGTTAACTACAACATCTTGAGAAATAGTTGCTTCGTATCCGTCAACATATGGTAACAAGTTTCGTGTTGCTGTTGCATTACCTATTTTAATATTTGTAGCTGCGCCGCCTATTTGTAAACTAGTAACATTTGCATTATAAACACTACCACTACCTGTACTTGCCGAGTTAAGTGAAGCGTTACCAACATCAAGACCTTCTGATAGATCTAGTGCTGTTCCCCATTCTGGTGTAACTCCGTTTGATTTAAGGAACGCATTATTTCTACCAATGTTGAGAGTGTTTAAACTACCTGTAGTTTGTGCGTAGATTAAATCGCCTATTGCATATGTACTAATATTTGTACCACCTCTTGCAACTGGTACAAGACTTGTTAAGTTAGCTGGGTTTAGGAAATAAGCACTATCTAGTCCATCTAGTGTACCTGCATCAACAACACCATCTCTAATAAACACTTGTCCACTTGCATCTGTTGCAACATTAAACTGTGTTTGTAAGAATCTACTAACACCTAATGTAGAGAATGTAGCAAGAGCGTCAGCATCAACATTAGCAATACCAATCTGTACTGGATCGCCATAAAACTCGCCGCCAATACTACTACCTGTTAGTGTAATAGGGTTGTCAGTTGTATTTTGTTTTTTGAGAGTTTGCACAACATTCTTATAAGCACTATCACCAAACAATGCAGTTTCACTGTTTGGAGTTCCACTAGCACCTAGTCTACTTGGACTAATAGTACCTGAAATAATATTTTCAGCATCAATGTTTGTAACAGCAAGTGTATTCCAGTTTGCTACTAATCTACTTGAAGTGTTAATAACAGCATTTACTTGTACGTTGTTTCTAATAACGTTTGCACTACCTACACCAATCGCATCAATATTTTTTGAGTTTGTTACTAGATCGTTAATACTACTTAATGCGTCACTGCGTAGATCATGTATTGTAAAACTGTTGGTTGTTACCGATCCTACAAAGAATCTAGCACCAGATGCTACTGCTGTTGCATTAACACTAAACAACTCGTTTGACGAGCTGCCATCTGACAATGATTCGAGTCTAATAGCATCACCAGTTGTTAGTCCGTGTCCTAATACAACAACACTATTGTCAACTAAGTTAACTGTATTTCTTGTTAGTGTATGTGCATTGTTGGCCGGAGTGCTTGTAAAATCTATTTGGTTTAATAATGCAAATCCTGAATACAGTTCAAATGTATCTGCATCAATTGTTTTTACATAATATACTAGACCGTTTACTAGTCCACCTATAGCAACATTACCATTGGTATTATATGTTACAGGATCACCTGTTTGAAATCCATGACTTGTTACAATAATACGAGAATCGGTATAGTTAACACTACCGCCTGATCCACTAACACCTGCTAGGAAAGAGTTTGCAATAATGTCATCTAAGTTAATAGTTTTTCCATTTTGCGTTGCAGTATTATCTTCAACAAAGTCAATACTCGATGCACTAGCAACAAATAGTTCTCCGCCTAAAATATTTATATACGCACGTTTTTCAAATGACGTAACTTCTATTTCAAACCCACTTCCTGTGCCGCCAATACTGCTAGAAGCAACACTAAGAAGATCGCCAACAGCATACCCAATGCCGCCTGTTTTAATATCAACATCAGTAACTTGTCCTGCTGTAACAGTAATGTCTGCTGTTGCACCAGAGCCTGATCCTGAGTTGTTTGTAAATGCTACATTCGAATATACCTTTGTTCCGTTGATTGGAGTATACAAACTACCGCCGGTAATGTCGCCGTTGTCAACACCAGTTAAGATACCATAGCGAACTTCAGTAACAGCACCCTGTGCATTACCGTCTGCTGACGAAACAATAGTCCTTGCAGTACCTGATATTGTTTTTGTACTTTCGTTATCGCCTGTATTAGCAATAGTAAATGTTGTTGCGGTAGGTGTCGACAATACCAGTGTGTTTTCATCATACGTTGTATCATCAGGTACTAACACTTGCACGTTATTATCTATTTGCAAGTTATGAGCACCACTTGTTGTGATTGTTGCAATGTTACTAGTACGTTCTACATTTGTAATTACTGCACTAGTAAATGTATAACTATCATCAGGATCAAGTACAAGGTACTGACTACTGTTAGAACTACGTAAGAAGAAGTTGTCAACAATCTCTGATACTGCGCCTTTAGCAGTTGGTTTAACTCCAGAATCGACGCCATTAACAAACAAGTTAGGAGCTGTGCCGCTGATGTCCCACGGGTCGCCTGTGCTGTCATCTTCAGTATTCCATGCACCAGGAACACTAGCAACTAGTATGTTACCACTTGATGGATATGCACCTTTTGCATATGCTGTTGCACCTTCAATACCAGGTTGTGTAATAACATCACCGTTCAATACATTTAAAATATTTCCACTTAGAGTAAGTTCAACTTGCTCGTAGTTCTCAGTAGCAATATCACCAGCTTTAAGATCAATAGCCGGAATATCATCAACTTGTTCTAATCTCGATAGGTAGCCTTGTGTGTTTGTGTTGGTAAACTGACGTGTAGCTGGAATCAAATCGCCATTAAGCTGGCCATTGGTGTTAAGCTGAACAATAGCACCCGGAACTGCCGCTGTACTAACCGATTTATCAACAAAGCCTCCAAGTCTGTTGTTAATAAATGAACGTACAGCTAACTGAGTAACCATTCGAGCATCACTAGGTCCGCCAAGTTCGTCGTCACCTAAGTTAACACTTGTTGATATTTCTTCAATAGCAACATCACTAAGACTTAGACGTAGCGCATCAAGTTCGTCCACCTGCACTTTGTTTCTAAAGGTAATGTTACCAGTTCTGTTGAACGCTGTAATAAAGTCACCAACTTTAAAGTCACCAAGTTCGTTTGTACCTGATGAGTACACACGACCTGGAAGTTCTTCATACTGTTCAAATTCTGATCTAGTGTTACCACCGTTTTGTGGTAATGCGTTATAATCAACACCTGACCCTGCATATTCCCAAGTGTGTGATGATGAGTTAACAATACTCGGTCTGTGGAACCATAACTGTTTCTCTGGCAGTTGTCCAGTATTTGTTAAACTAGCACTGCCGTCTGTAGCAGTAATACTAAATGTTGCTGTACCTAGTCCGAGTCTTGTTGCTGCTTCATTAACACCGATTGTTTCGTTTGGTGTATTTGCATGGTCTGCTGTAATAACACTTGTTTCGTCAAACTGCACTCTAAGTACACTTGATCCAACAGCAACTTGTTCAATACTTACAATAAGTCTGCGTTCTCTTGGTTCCCATTTTGTAACAATAGCACTGTTATTATTAACACCAGTAGTACCTGTAATAGCACGACCAGGAACAAACTCGTAACTTTCAGCACCTGATTCTAATATAAGTGTTTGATATGTTGTATGCGAACTTATAATTTCTTCAACAAAGAATTCAATAACATTTGAGAAAAACTTGTGTGTGTTTGCACCAACCGAAACAAGATTAACATCAAAATCTCCCGATTCGTCAAATGTTAAACTAAACTCGTCATCGTTAACAATCTTAATATAATAAGTCTGTTCAGCATCAAGTCCTTTAATAGGAGCATTACCGTCTGGATCGTATATAACTTTTTGTAAGTTTGAAAATCCATGATCAACAATGGTAATAATATTAGCAGCAACATTTACTGCTGTTGCAGCATCAAATGTTGTTTCAGTTGGTGTAGTTTTGTAAGTATTTGTAATATCACCTTCTGAACTTACTTCTGTTGGATTTGGCAAATCAGCTGGATCNTTAATAATAGTTTTTACAATATCAAATCGAGAACTTGCAAAATCTTGTACAGCTGACGAAGTATCTGTAATGTAAGTTAATGCTTCGGTTTTTGCTCGCTCAATAGCAGCAATAGTTTGTAGTTCTTGACCACTAATACTAATACGTGAACTATCTTGTAAGTTGGCAGTATAATAAGCAAGTCCAGCACTACGTGAATATCTGTTGCCAGTGTCCCAAACATCGTTGGCAACTGCATCAACAATCAGTTGGGTGTCTCTGTTGCATTTAACTTGATCGTAAACAAAATTGTACCAGATGTTTGCTTGGATTTGTGTATTTATAAACTGTGTAACATTTTGAGCAATATTAATCTGACCAGTTGTTCCTAGTTCATTAAAGTCAGCTTGTAACGCTGCACCAGTCCACGAAATATCAGGAGCAACATTTGTAGGAGGCGTTGCTCCTTCACTGGTTAGATATCCAGTAATATCGTCAATTCTAAGAGCAGCATAGTCAGCAGCAGCTTCACTACCAGCAGTACCAGTAGTATCTTGTGTTTCTGTATTTCCAGCACTTACAACAACAGTTTGCTCTTGTATAACTTGTTGTATTATTTCTTTTAATCTGCCATATGCAGCAACAGTTTCTTCTAACTGCCCTGAACCATATTGGGCTACGCCGTCGATAAAATAAGCAAGTGCTGCTACAACAGTTTGTAAGTTACCGCCATATGTTAAATCATAAGAAAGTGCATCAACAATCAGTCCTGTATCTCTTTCGCACTTGGCAACGTTGTAAGAAAATCCACTAACAAATGGAGCATTCTCTGCTGCAATTTGTACATTAAGCCATGCTGTAAGTTCTTTTTGTAAGAATAGTTTGTTATTATTCAGTTGTATTACTGCATTTGCAAATCCTGCATCACTAGCGTTATCAGTGCCGCCTGTAGGTGTTGGACGTGAGTATGCTGCTGCAACACTATCGCCAGGTACAGTGTTTACATCACCATTTGTTACGATGTCAATAATTTCATCCCATAATGCATTTGCTCTACTGGTTGCTGTGGCATCTGTAAGTGCATTTGCTGTAAATGCTTTAGCTTGTCCAAATGCAGCAATATGTTGAGCTTTTTGTGCGGCAAATACATTGCCAGCAAATGATCCACTAAAATATCTTAATGCTGCACTAACACTTCTGTGATTACTGTTAAACAAGAAATCGTATCTAACAGCGTCAAGCAATCTTTGAACATCTCTTCTACACTTATCTTCGTTGTATGTAAACCCTGCCCAGATACTTGCTGTTGCACCTGATACCTGTGTATTAATCCAAGTAACTACATCGTTAGCAATAATATCTTTGTTAAGTTTTAGCTGGTCATGTGCTGTTTTATAATCTGGTTCACGAATACGTAAAACAAATTCTTCAACTGGTGCATCGCGATTGATGCCTGCAACTGTTATTGTTTGCTTGCCTTCACTTTGACCAGTTGCTGTTACAAATGCTCTGTCAAACTGGAACGCTTTAGGTGAGTACCCACTTGATCTCAACGCATACAAACCAAAGTTTGTAGCAGAGTTGGTAATGGAACAGTAACCGCCACTTTGTGTATAAACACCGTTTAGTAGGAAGATTTCAAAACAAGACACGATCTGTGCATAAGCATCGTTGGTTAGTCGCCAAGCAGTACCACCAAAACTCAAAATAGTAAAGGCGTTAGCAACCATTGATTTACCTTGCTCAGGTATTGCGCCAACTACTGGATTTTCTGCTTCAATCTGGTTAACCGGAACGTTTGGAGATTCAACTTTTGAACCGTCAATCTTAGCACCGTTCATACCTAAGAACGAAATAATACTTGCGTTTTGAATATAAGGCGATGTTGTAATAGTTGGTTTTGTACTTGGCAGGTTTGGATAAGCTGCACGATCCGGAACATCAGTTGCAGTTGGATCATCAAATGCAACAGCATAGTCAGCTGTAATAAGTGGAACAAAGTTTGCGTCAACACCGTCACGGAATGTAAATTCACCAAAGTAACAAGCGTTACGAACACGCAGCATGTCCAAGTTAGCGTTTGCAGGACGAATAATACAACCACGCAAACCGTCGCCTTTGATAACTGTGTTGTCTGGAACAATAATAGGATTGTCTTCTGTATAGTCGCCAACAGCAACTTTAACGTTAATACGTTTAAAGTTAATAGTACCATCAGCGTTATATACTTGTGCGGAGGCTAGTTGACAAGCACGTTTAACTGTTTTAACCGGAGCACTTTGACCGTCATTTGCATCATCGCCTTGTTCTTGAGATACGTAAATAACATTTCCGCCGAAGATATCAGCATCATTAAAGTTTAGATTACCAGAAGCATCAACTGACATTAGCTGACCAATAGTACCTTGATTTGGAGGCAGGGTTAGTTGGTAACCGGCGTCTAATGTATTTGGTGCTTTAATACTAACACCATCTTCACCAGAGGCAGTAAGTTCTCTAAATGTTAAAACACCTGCATCTTCAATATCAACATTATCTTTAATATTAAATCCGGCATTTGTAATGGTCATCTTGTCAACATCGTTAACAGTCATTGTGATTGCTGCTTCTGTACTATCAGCTAGGTCATCAACTTTGATTTCTGAGTTGCCTTCAAAAATACGTTTAGTAATATCTTGAACTGTATTGTCATCACGTAGTAAATATACTTTACCATCTGCTGTGTTTAATGCTAGTTCACCGCTTTGAAGTTGTGCTATAGTTGGTTTCTTACCAGCGACCGCACTTCGCTTGTGTCTAATTGTTGTTGCCATGTGCAACTGCCTCCTATTTAGGTGTGGGTCAGATCCGAAGATGCCCGATATAAAACAATAAAAATTGCTACTAAGTTATTTATCAAGTTTAAAAAATGGTCACTGTATTCGTAAAAAAAGGGCCATAGAGCCCTTTTTTATTATTATTTTACTTTATTCAGTAAGTTTAAAATGTGCCGCCGTCTATAGTATCAGTCCAAACTGGTGTTGCATCAGCATCACTTGTTACAGTAAGTATTTGGAAGCTATTACTTGCGTCACTTGTTCCTGCTGCATCAGTTACTTGAACATCAGTAGCTGCATTACCATAAAGTATACCATCTGTTGTAAATGTACTTACACCTGTACCACCGTG